GGAGAGGATCAGCGATGCAAACCACCGTATCAACGAGTTGCGCGACCGGCCTTGATAAGTGCTGCGCGACCTGCAAGTGGTGGGCGCTCACCGAGCAGGTGTGCTGCAACGCCGACAGCGAGCACTGCGGAGACTTCACCCTCGCCCGGGAGACGTGCGGTGGGTGGGAACAGATATAAGGCCGTACAAGTAGCAGGCGGAGCGCCATCTCAAAGATACCAATGCGAGAGGAGCTTTTTGCTCGGTTTGATCCGAGGACACATGGAGCGTCTGGCCAACGCGACCGGCAGAGGGGCGGGCTGTCGGATTTCAAGCACGACCGTACACGGATGTACATGTGTACTTCAACGTTTTAGCGCGCAATATGCAGAAAGGGGAGTATTTCATGATCGATTGGAAGCGCAAACTGACGAGCCGTAAGTTCTGGGCCGCCGTGGCGGACTTCGTGGGCATGCTCCTGATAGCCCTGCACATGTCCGAGGATACCGCGACGCAGATCACGGCGCTGATCATGGCCGGCGCGGGCGTGATTGCCTACATCGTAGGCGAAGGCCTGGCCGACGCCGCCAACGCCGACCAGATCACCTTCGAGGTGGCGGAGCATCCACCCGATGCGGATGACGGGAAGTAATGTCAATAGTAATGCCCTGGGCTTCGGCCCGGGGCTCTTTTTTGTTAATTTTTATATATACTTGATTTATATATTGACTTTATATCAACTCAAGCGTATAATGTAGTTACAAGGTTGAGAGAAACAAGGAGGAAATCAAGATGGCAAAGGCTACTGCGAATTGCACTTGTAAGGTGTGTGGAAAGGTTTTCACGGTTACCCGCGACGTTTTCAAGGCTTCCCAGCGCGAATCCACCATCGCCTATATGGTGGAGCATTACACCGAGTGCCCGGAGTGCTATAAGGCCCGCATGGCCGCTAAGCAGGCGCAGGAAGACGCCGCGAGCGGCTGGGCTAAGCTGACCGGCAGCGAGAAGCAGATCGCCTGGGCGACCGACATCCGTAAGGATATGATCGACAACCAGATCATGATCCGCGTCGCCCCTCAGTACATCGAGCAGGCCCGCCGCGCCGTGATTGCCCTGACTGAGCGCCACACGGACGCGCGCTGGTGGATCGACCACCGCGACGACTGGCGCGGCGTAGTCACGGAATTCGCCGCCGTTGCCGAAGGGAAGTAAAAGGAAATGGCCGCTTGCGAGGCCCCGTCCCATGACGCATCTAAAAAATCATCTTTCAATCCACAGCGGGCGCGGGCCCGCTGACACCAATAATATACCACAATAACGACCAAAGTCAAGGAGGTAGCATCATGAAAAAGATCATCAACGGCAAGGTCTACGACACCGACACCGCCCGCGACATGGGAAGCGACAGTTACAGCAATAGCAGGGATTTTTCGCACTGGTCAGAGACACTGTATCAAAAGCGCACCGGCGAATTCTTCCTGCATGGCGAGGGCGGCCCGATGAGCCGCTATGCCGAGACCGTCGGTCAAAACGAATGGACCGGCGGCGAGAAGATCATCCCACTCTCTCCCGCGAAGGCGCGCGAGTGGGCCGAGGAGCATTTGACCGCTGACGAATACGAAGCAGCGTTCGGTCTACCGGATGAGGACGCCGAGGACGTGGCGCTGTATGTCAAGGTTCCGGCGGTGCTCATGGCCAGGCTTAGACAGAGTGCTGCATCGAACTGTGTTAGCATCTCAAGCTATGTTGTCAACATTCTCGATAAAAATGTGTGACTGTAAATATTTCAGCCACGACGCGAACGCCAGCCCCGCACGAAGCGGGGCTTTTATTGTAATCATATACGGTTCTACAAATTACGTGTTAGTTGATAGCACTGGTTCGATTTTTAGAGTCAGATACTTCCCCGGGTTTTCGCCGCGTTTTGCGGCGATTTTTTTGTAATATGTGACTCGACGGACGACAGACCGAAGGAGCATGTTTTTCTGTTCGACAGACTGGGCCATGGGATAAGCGTCAAGCACTGATCGGATGTGCGGGACTAATTCAGATTTACGGGCCGGGCGCGGTTTCGACAAGAGTTTCAATTCTTCTTCAAGCGCGGTCCGCTTTTCGTCAAGCGCGGCGCGGCGCGCGAGATACTCAGAGGGCGAATACACGCTCAGCTCGACCAGTTCCTGCGCACGCCTGATTTGTTCGGCGATAACGGATAATTGTTTCGTCAGCGCCTCGCGCTCTGCCTCGTGATCTGGCTCGGCAGCCTCCTCGACATGCTCGTATGTTGCGCACCAATCGCGCAGCGCATCGAGCAAGGCTTCCTCGACGATTGCGACGTCTGTTCCCGATGTGGGGCATCCCGGACCGGTGCAATGCAGCGTGGGGGTATGATTTGATGTGATGTGCCGAATCATCATGCGCCCGCACTCACCACAGTATAAAATCCCGGCGAGTGGGTTTGCGAGTTTCTGGGCGCGCTTCACTGGCGGGGCCGGACGCTCACGGCGCTGCGCGGCATCCCATACTTCGATGGGCACCAATGGTTCATGCGCGTTTTCGCAGACGACGGGGTCGGCTTTTCGTCGGTGTTTCGTTTTGACTCCGTTCTCGATCACGGTCACGCTTGTATTGCGCCCCCATTCAACGCGCCCGATGTACGCCGGATTATGCAGAATCGTCTGTATGGCGCGCGGGGAGAATGTGTTCCCATGGGCTGTTTTCAGCCCAGTTTCGTTGAGGCGCCGCGCGATGACATTATAGCCAGCGGCCCCAGACACATACCAGTCAAAAATCATGCGCACAATCGGCGCGCGATCCGGGTCGGGTTCGAGGCGCAGGTCCTTTGAAATGGCATAGCCGAATGGTGGATCGGACGCGATCCAGCGCCCGCTCGACGCGCTTCGGATGCGGCCCTGACGCATGCGCTGAGAGATTTTTTTGTACTCAAATCGCGCCATGAACATTGAAAAGTCCAGCATATCATCATCTGTCGGATTCGCCGGATCAATATCCCTGAGCGGCGTGATAATGAGCGTATGCGCGGCGGCAAACGTGAGCTTGATTATTTCCTGATCGATGCTATCCCCTCGGCCCAGGCGATCAACATCATTCACGATCACTCCAGCATACAGCCCGGCCTTGACGTCTGCGAGCAATTGCTGCATTTGTGGCCGCGCGGCTATGGTATCACCCGAGACGATTTCGGCGTATTCATGCGCGACAAAAAGGCCGCGCTGATTCGCAAATGCAGTCAACGCGGCGCGGTGCTTTGATAGAGTCTCCCCTTCGCCTCGCGCCTCGGCTTCGACATCGGCGCGGGACTTCCTGAGGTATAGAGCGTATTGTTTCATGATATTCACCTTTGCGCTTTTTGGCCGAAGGTGATATAATTATCACGTCCGGCTCACCTGCAATATATGTTCGGACACGCCCGGTCATGCTGCGACATGGCCGGGCATTTTTTATTCTGCGAAGCCGACGACGACACCGTATATTCGGACATTTTCGAGGGCCTGCTTTTCGATTGACGGATATTCTGGATTATCAGATTCAAGTCGGACCAGCCGCCCACACGATACCCGCGCGCGCTTGCATACAGTCCCTTCGCCGTCGATCCATGCGATCACGACATCTCCATTACTCGGCTCATTCGTCCTGCGCACGAACACAGTGCACCCGTCAGGATATGTCGGCTGCATCGACTCGCCAGATATTATCACGGCGAAGTCTGCCTTGCTGGGCACCACATCAATAGGATACTCAACCATATCATAGTCCGACTCCGCCCAGAGCGGCGCGCCAGCGGCGGCGGGGTTTGAATACCTGCGCAATTGGATCAGCGCGGGCGTTTCGGCCTCCGGTTGCATCTCGGAGATCAGCGTATTGATGAGCGCTTTGAGCTGCGGTTCAGGCAGCACCTTGACAGCCTGGGCGAAAGCGCTGACCACCTGCGCGGCGTATGGCTGGAGGTTGTACTCCTGCGCCAGCCGGTCCGATAGACTGTCTGGCGTCTGCAATTCCATCTCACCGGTACCGTTGCGCAGCCATTCCTCACTAATATGAAGTGCTCTGGCCATGTCGGCGATAGTACGATCAGAAGGTTCGTACTTATTTAGAATGAACCCTGAAATTGAGGCTTGTGTTAGCTTGAGCTGATCAGCAAGCCTTTTTTGTGTGTATCCCTTGTTCTTCAGGCATATCTTTAGGCGTTCACCAAATGTATTCAAAACTATCCCTCCCTATTGGGATTATACACGATGCCGACTGAAACGTCAAGTCAAAATACAAGTGACTTTATTCTTAACACGGAGAAAGTGAAGTAACTTGTTGACAAATACAAGCTACTTTAGTATAATATACTCGATCGATGAGCCAAGGCCACCGGGGCCGGGGCCGACGGGACGGGAAAGCGAGGAGGGACAAGCGATGACAGTTAAGGAAAAACTCAAGCAAATGGGCGATACCGAGCGCAGGAACGATGAGCGCATCAAGGCCTACGTCATGACGAACCGCGAGCTCTACACGATGTACGAAACCGCGACCGACAACCGCCGGCTCGTGGCGCTGGCCGAGATGGCCAGGCGCATTCACAACACGATGGTGATCGACGATGTGCCGCGCATCTTCAAGCAGTACAAGCTCAACGGCGCGGGTGATCAGTGCTTCTAAGCCGGGAGGAACCCGGCCCCGTCAGCCGGTACAAGTCCGGCTCCGAAGAGCAAGAGCGAAACGGGAGACAGGAGGTGAGATCATGACCGAGGTTGAGAAGCAGCTATGCGAAGTCATAGCGAAGGTGGCCGGGAAGCTCGACCACGACAAGGCGCTGCGGCTGGAAGGCATCATAACGGGCGCGGTACTGTTTTCGGGAGAAAGGAGCGCAGACGATGACCGTAGCTAATGGCGTGACGCGCAACGGGTGCCGGTTCATCATCAAAGACGACAGCATGGCACCCAGGGGGAGCGAACTGGAGCGGCATCACATCGAGACGCAACGCCGCGCAGCATACAACATCTTGAAAGGATGGGCCGAGCATGGAATGCAAGAAAACCGTAATGGTGACGATGAGCGCCGAGGAGCTTAAGGGCATCCTCGGGATCATCGATAAACTCCTCAGTGATGAGGATATCCCTTACGGGTACGTCACGAAGGCACGCGAGACCGTGGACAATTACTACGACGTGCTCGACGCGGCCGAGGCGAACAGGAAGTAAAAAGCCCCATGAGCGCGCCAACGCTCACAGGGCAGGCAGAGGAAAGCGATATCCAGCATCATTGTAGCACAGAGGAAAGGAAAAAGCAATGGACAAGATGCAGGTTTACAACGCGGCGCGGGCCGTGCCCGCAAACGCGATCAAAAAGATCACGGGCGGCGCGTATGGCGCGGCGGGCCTGAGCGACATCAACCCGCAGTGGCGCATCGAGCGCATGACGGAGCTGTTCGGACCTGTCGGCACGGGCTGGACGTGGGAGCCGGTCGAGGTCACCGAGCGCGACGGCGTGCTGTACGCCCATGTCGTGGTCATCTACTATGACTTCGAGGGCAAGCAGAGCAAACCGATCCACGGTTACGGCGGGACGAAGTTCGGCATGAAGGACGACAGCGACATCTACAAATCGACGATGACCGATGCTGTCAGCAACGCCCTCCGGTATCTGGGCATCGGCGCGGATGTGTGGTACAAGCCCGACGGCAAGGCGAACCAGTTCGACACGAAATACAGCGCACCTGCCCAGCGCAAGGAACAGACGCCGCCGCCCGCAATTCCTCACGAGGCCATGATCACACCCGCCCAGGCCGAGGAAATCAAGGCCATGTTGAGCGAGCTTGAGTGGCAAGCAATGGAGACGAAATACGGTGCTGGGCTGGGCCTGATGACCCAGGAAAGCTATCAAAAGGTGCTGGCCAAGCTCAAGGCCAGAAAGGAAGGGAAATGATCGTTTCCCAAGAGATGCATGAAGCAAGGAGGAATGACTTATCAACAAAGTAATTTTGATCGGGAATTTGACCGCAGACCCCGAGACGCGGACGACCCAGAACGGCATCAGCGTGACGAGCTTTAATCTCGCGGTCGGACGCATTGCCCGTGACGCGAACGGCGCCAAGATAACGGATTTCCTCCGGTGCGTGGCGTGGCGTCACACGGCGGATTATCTCGCGAAGTACGCCCACAAGGGCGACAAAATCGCGGTCGAGGGCGAGATCAATACGCGCCAGTATGAGAAGGACGGCGCGACGCGGACGATCACCGAGATCACGGTGCACAACGCGGAAATCTGCAAGAGCGCGCAGCCCCAGCAGACCGAGACGCCCGCGCAGACGGACGCGCCCCAGCAGCAGACCTTTACCGAAGTTGACGACGACGAACTGCCGTTTTAAGGAGGAGACAATTATGTCAAGAGGGACAAACCTGCCTATCGATTACGACAAGCTGACGCGCGCGATTGCTTCACGCAATCTGGACGGCGCGAAGGCTTCAAGGCAAATGGGCTTTAAGAGTGGGTATCTCCAGACCGTCAAGCGCAATCAGTGCCTGCGCAAAACCTCAGTGCTCATGCTTGAGAGCATGTTCGGCATCAGCTACGACGAAATCAAGCCTGACGAACCCGCCGCGGCGGTTGAGGCCGCGCCTGAGCGCCCGCAGGATGATATGGCGGATATGCTCAAGGCGATCATGGCGGCGATCCAGACTTATCTCGAAAAGAGGGGTTGAGGCAATGCCGAGCATTTACGAACTGACCACAGCATATCGTGATCTGATGGACGCGCTCGACGGCTGCGAGACCGACGAGGAGGCCCAGGACATCATCAACGCTGTGGGCCAGATCGAGAACGACATTATGGCGAAGGGCGATGCGTACACGCGCATCGTCAGAAACCTGACAAGCGACGTTGAGGCCCTGGACGCGGAGATCAAACGGCTCGAAGCGAAGAAAAAGCGCACAGCCGCGGCAATCGACAGGCTGAAGGATAATCTGAAGCAGGCCATGAGCGCAGCCAACATCGACAAGATCAAAACGCCCATCGGAACATGGAGTAAGCGCCTCGGGCCGTGGTCGGTACAGATCGTAGATGAAGACGCGGTGCCAGATCGTTTCAAGGTTCCCCAGCCGCCGAAGATCAGCAAGGCGGCGATCCGTGACGAGTTCGAGCAGACCGGCGAGTGTTTGCCCGGCTGCGAGTTCCAGAAACGCGAGATCGTGATGCTGAGGTGATGACGGATGCCGAACAGGATCATCAAGGATAGCATCCACACGTCTGAGACGGTGAATGCGATGAATGACTTTCAGTTTCGGCTCTGGATCAACCTGATAACATACGTGGATGATTATGGACGAGGAGACGCCAGACCGGCAGTTATCAAAGGCACGTGTTTCCCGCTAAGGGACAGACTGACGAACAAGGATATTGAAGCCGCTCTAAACGCATTGGCGGGTATAGGCTGCGTTGGCCTCTACGAAGTAGACGGGAAGCCCTACCTATACTTCCCAAACTGGGAGTCGCATCAGCGCATTCGTCAGCGGGTCTCAAAATACCCGGAACCGGCACTTGATAACAACCCGCAGCAAGTTGCGGCAAGTTGCGGCGAGTTGCGGCCTGAATCCAATCCGAATCCGAATCCGAATCCGAATCCGAATCCGAATCCGAATCCAGAATCCGAATCCGAAGTATATGCGCGCAAGCGCGCCGCCTCACCAGCTCAGAGATTTTCTCCGCCCACTGTAGACGAAGTTAAGGCCTATTGTACGGAGCGGGGTAATGGCATCGATCCTCAGCACTTCGTTGACTTCTACGCCTCGAAAGGGTGGCGCGTCGGCAACCAGCCCATGAAGGACTGGAAAGCCTGCATCAGGACGTGGGAGCAGCGAGACAAGACGGGGACGAGCTTCACGGGATCGACCCCGAAGACAAACCCGGCATTGCAGTACAGTCAGCGCGAGTACACGCGCGAGGAAGCCAACAACGTATATACAAGTCTGGACGATGACCTATGACAACGACGGGCCTACAAGGCCAGCTCGGGAAAGCAACTTCGCCCGGGCGGCGGCTGGCAAACGGCGAAAAAAAGCAGTGGCCGCGATGCTGAGATAAGCCGCCTTCTGAAAGGACTGACGCGAATGATTAGATTTACGGTGCCTGGGGAGCCTGTCGGGAAAGGACGCCCTCGGGTGGTAAGGAACTGGGGCACGACACGCACGTACACGCCAGAACGCACAGCGAGCTATGAGAATCTGGTAAAGATTGAGTTTGAGCGAGCGCAGGTAAAGGGATATGGCGCGGGCGTGGCGCTGATGATGCAGATCACAGCATATTATGCCACGGCGGCCAGCGACAGCAAGAGGCGCAAGGCTGCGAAGCTCAACGGAGACATCAGGCCGACGAAGAAGCCTGACGCGGACAACATACTCAAGGTCATAGCGGACGCGCTCAACGGGCTGGCCTATGACGACGACGCCCAGATCGTCGAAGCAAGGATCATCAAGCGATACGCGGACGCGCCGCGGGTAGAAGTGGAGATCAGCGAGGCGGCGAGCGCTACCGAGGGAGGCAGACGATGAGCTGGAACAATCTGCCGGATCATCCTGTGATCCGCAACATGGAGCTGTACGGCGTGCCGGATCCCAACGAGCCGGAAATCCACCCGGTGTGCCCGATCTGCGGCGCCCAGGACGTGGACGAGTTTTACCTGCACGACGGCGAGATCGTCGGCTGCAGCGAGTGCATCAGGTGCAAGGATGCTTATGATTACACCGCCGACCACATGGAGGGATGAACGATGGAAATGCTGGAAAACCTGACCTACGAGGTAACGGACGAGAAGACCATGCTGCAGGAGAAGCTTGACGAGGCCCGGGCGCAGAAGAGCCTGACGGAACGCGAGCTTGAGGCCGTGAAGCGCGACCTGAGCGCGGCCCACGCGCGCATCAGCCAGTTGATGGAGCTGGACAAAGAGAACCACGCGCTGATCGACATGATGACCGAGGCGTCGAATCGCAAGGGCAAAGACCTGCAGCGCGAGCAGGCGTGGCACGATCAGGAATTGCTCCGGCTGGCCAAGCGCGCGGAGAAGCGCGAGACCATGAACGCCGTGGCCGGCTTCGTGGCCGGGCTGGCCTCGACGGCGCTGATCGTGATCATCGTAATGCTGGTGCGGCTCGGATGAGGCGCGTGGAGTATGACGCCGACCTCGCCCGCCGCCACCGTGAGGCGCAGCCGTTCCGGAAGCAGCTCGAAAAGGCCCGCGGCCTGCTGACGCCGCAGGAAGCCAAGACGCTCTGGGGCCAGGCGCTGCACGGCGACATTGAGGACGCGGAACGCGGGCTGGCGAAACTGATAAGGAGGCATTTCGGCGATGAGTGAAAAGGAATGGAATCCTAAGCCGTGCCCGTTCTGCGGCAGCGACGATATATGGAAAAGGTACAATTATGCAAGATATTCATACATGGCATATATAGAGTGCGGAATGTGCGGCGCAAGAACACGAGCCGCAAGTATAAACAAAGAAGTTCCGGCAGACGAAACGATTTGGGATCATTTTGTATTTACTCGTTTGACCGATTTGTGGAATATGAGAAAGATTCCCCCACGCGGGGACAGGCCGACAGACGAGGAGATTGAGGCGACACCATGGAAAGACTGATTGACGCGGATGTTATCACAGACCGAATTATCAACGAACTCAGACATGCTTTATTCGGACAATCCGGTGTATTTGATGACATGACGGGCCGACAGGCAGCCAACCTGATTGGTAAGTGGATAGATGAACAGCCAACCATCCAGCTGGACGCGCCGAGGGTGATGACGCTTGATGAGGTTATCGCGCACTACTCGTTGCCGCCCGTATTTGTGGACGACTTTGGAGCGCAGGAAGATTATTACGAGGATATTCGGCCTTTGTATTTTGAGTTTCCATACCAAGATGAAGACCCGTGGATTGTGCACTGGCGCGGACATGCACAGGTTGCAAGGTATCTCAATGAGTGGAGATACTCATACAACAAGAAATGGCGCTGTTGGACAGACATACCGACAGCCGAACAAATGGAGGCGACAAAGTGGGATGGTTGATCGTGAGAAGGTTATCAAGGGGCTGGAGTGCTGCCGCATACAGCAAAACGAAGTGCCGCCAAGGTGCGAAGAATGTCCATACGCGGACAATGCATTGGGAACGTGTGAGGATATGAGCGGTCTACTTAATGATGCGTATAAGATGCTGAAAGCGCAGGAGCCGGAAGCATTGGATGCGCCGAAGCCAGATAGCGACATTGGGTGTTGGTATGACATAACACACAATTACACTTTGGAACAAGTGGTTAATGCATTGAAAGCGCAGGAGCCGCGCGTAATGACGCTGGAAGAGGCTTGCAGCGATATTGATTTCTGCTGGCTGGAAATTAAAGATTATCAGGCTGTATGGGTAAGCGATTGCGTTATTATGCCGAACGGAAGACAAGTTTTGATCGAACGGCTTGGATGTGATCCGGTGGCATTTAAGCCGGAAGATTACGGAAAAACTTGGCGGTGTTGGGAAAACGAGTCGACAGACGACCAGCGAAAGGCGGTGAAGTGGGAATGATTAAAAAGATTGCACTTGTCCTGTTGTTCGTTGGTGTCTGTATTGGCTGTTCAGCTTGCCAGCGTATGCCAAATGTAAATGAAAACGAATCTGTTGAACCTGCGTTATTTTCTACAGTTGAAAGGTATGCAAATGGCAGTGTTATAGTCGACAATGAGACCGGCGTAATGTATTGGCTATCTATGGGGACTTATAATGGCGGAACGCTTACGTTGCTCGTTGACGAGGCTGGGAAGCCCAGAATTTTTGGGGAGCGGTGAAAGGGAGGCGGACAAAAATGATCTATAGTAAAGGGGCAGTACAAATTACCATCGAACAGATTGACGGCTTCGGGTAAAATCCCGGGCTGTGGATCGGCGCAGGGAATGATCTGTTGAAGGTCGCCAGCTTTGGAAACGTTGATAAGGCTGCACAATTTTGCAAGTGGCTTGAGTACTTCTTGGGGAAAGGAGAAGAGCCAAAATGGTAGGGACTGTGGATGGGAGTGAAGATCACATGAGCTTCGACATTAGAGAGTTTATCGGCAAGATGCATTATGTAGCTGATCTTCTGAGTGTCGCGGAAGAAGTCACAAACATGCCGAGCTGCAATGATTGCGGATGTGCCAATTGTACGTATAAGCCTGATTGGGGCGAACCAGTACGATTTAATTGCCCACTCTGGAAGCCTATGGAGGGAACGAAAAACGAGTAAAACCGTAACCATGACCCTGACTGAGGAACATGCTCGGACGGTACAGGACGCATGTGAACTGCTCATGCGTATGAAGCTGGGGCAACCATTCATGCCGACGGATCTCATGCTCGGCTTCCCGAACAAAGACATGGACATAAACGAATTCGGTCTTCGGCGCGATTTCGCTACGTGAGGGAGCTGAAGGAGGCGGTTGGGCCGTGACTTTCGGCGAACGACTTCTCATCGCGCTCAAGCGGCGCGAAATGTCGAAGCTCCAGCTCGCGCAGATGACGGGCATATCATCGACGCAAATCTCGCAATACACGGCAGACCACGACGTGCCGGGCGGGATAAATCTGGTGAAGATTGCCGAGGCGCTGGAGGTGGACGCCGCGTGGCTCATGCTGGGTCGCCGCATCAAAACGCGCCCACTGAGGGATGATGACCATGAAGAATGATCCACCATGCCACCACTGCGAGGAACGCTATCTCGGCTGTCAAGGGAAATGCGAGAAGTATCTTGCTTTCCACGAATGGCGTATGCAGATGCTGGCTGAGAAGCGAAAGCACAATCAGGCCATCGGCGACATGATCGAGATCATGCGCGACAACTGGAAGAAGAAACGAGGGCACCTATGAGACCGACGATCCGATACAGACAGATCATGGCCGCGCTGAAGGACGGCGAGCCATACAGCGCCATCGCGAAGCGCTTCAGAATGACGGCGCGTGACGTGTGGGTGTACGACAGCGTCCTGACGCGCGGCCACCCGCGGGAGAAAGCGCCAAAGCAGACGGCGAAACCGGAATATTATAAGCAGAAAAAGTTCGTATTCAGCGAGGAAGTTTTGGCCGAGGCTGACGTCCGGCACAAGGCGGGAGAAACGATAATCAAGATCGCGGAGAGCCTGAACACATCAGATACCACGCTCGCGAGAGCAATGAAAGACGCTGGATATGACACGGCCAGCATAAAGACGCCGGGCGAAGTAAAGCGCCAGATCGTGGAGGATTTCCTGGGCGGGTTGAACTTCGTCAGGCTGAAGGCCAAGTACCACATGTGCTCAGATACTTTGCGACAATACATCAGGGGAGTGATCGGAGTTGCCCGATTCGAGGAAGCCAAGCGACGGCACTACCGCGCTGGACAGGCACGAAAAGCGGCTGAACGAGACAGGGAGGGAAAAATAAATGAAGATCAAGCTTGATGATGGCGCATTCGTACCGGTGCGGGCGCACAGGGAGGACGCGGGACTGGACATCCGCGCGAAGTGCGAGGCCGTGGTGCCGGCGCGCGGCTCGATGGTATTTTACACGGGCGTGCATGTGGAGCTGCCGGCGGGGTGTGCGGGATTACTCGTGAGCAAGAGCGGGCTACACGTGCGGCACGACGTGACATCGACGGGCCTGATCGATCCCGGCTATACAGGAGAGATCGTCGTGAAACTGTTCAACCACGGCGACGAGGATTACCTCGTGCGCGCTGGAGACAAGATCACTCAGTTGGTGGTATTTCCCATATGGCACGACCCGGTGATCGAGATCGTGGATGAGATCCGCGGAGGCTCGCGCGGGGACAATGGGTTCGGTTCAAGCGGGAGGTGAGCGCTTGACGGCAAAGGAATTTTTGAGTCAGGCATATCGGCTCGACAAGCGCATCGAACGGAGAACCGAGGAAATAGCCCGTATACGTTCGCGGTTGGAGAAAGCAACGGCCCAGCTCACGGGGATGCCGCGCGGCGGTGGAAGCGGAGACTGGACGGACACATCGATTAAAGTGCTGGAATACGAAGCGGCGGTCAGGGCCGAGATAAGCGAGCTATGCAGGGTGAAGCGCCTGATTCGTGAGGCGATTGACGCGGTCGAGGACGCGCGGTACAGAGAGCTGCTTGAACTGCGATATATCGTGGGCATGCGCTGGGAGAAAATAGCCGTCGAAATGAACTACAGCTATGACAGAGTGCGGCACATGCACGGGCGAGCGCTACAGGCTGTGAAGGTGCCGCAAATCGACACACAATAGCACATCAAACTATGATATAGTGTATGCAGTCAAAGAGCGACCACGAGGGAGTGGCCGCTCTATTTTTGTGGGAGGGTTGATGCCCCATCATGGCGTATGGTGGGAGCGCGGGGCATCGTTGATGTTATGGCACAACTCGAGATCGTATATCTCAACCCGGCAGAGCTGACACCATACGAGGGAAACACGCGCAAACATGCCGCGCCGGACATCGATCAGATCAAGGCCAGCATTCAGGCGGACGGATTCAACGACCCCATCGGGATCTGGGGCGAGAAAAACCTGATCGTCGAGGGGCACGGGCGGCAGATCGCCGCGCTGGAGATGGGCATCGACCGGGTGCCGTGCATACGTCTCGACCATTTGACAGACGCGCAGCGCAGGGACTACGCGATCAGGCACAACTTTACCAGCGATCAAAGCGAATTCGATTTCGACCGGCTCCGGGAGGAGGTCGCGGCCCTGGAGTTGCAGGGGCTGGACATGAGCTACCTCGACAGTTTGAGCGCGGAGCTGGACGGTCTAAACACGGAGAGCGTGGACGATTACAACATCGTCGAGGATGAACCGCCGGAGCCTCCGGAGGAACCGACGGCGCAGCGCGGGCAGATATGGCGGCTGGGCCAGCACCGGCTGATGTGCGGGGACAGCACAGACCCGGACGACGTGGCCGCGCTAATGGACGGCGCATGCA